GTTTGAAATAAATCAATTGTTTTAAGATCTGATAATTTTTTTTCCAAATGTTGAATTCCGTACCTCATTTCAATAGCTTTTTTTTCATATTCTTCTTCAATCTGTTTTTGCAATGCTAAATTTTTCTGTCGAGTAGCCTCTCTTTTTTTACGAATAGCTTCTTTTTCTTCTGGCGTTTTGAATTGCATGTAATTCATCCCACAATCCTCCCATCAAATTCTTCTCTTAATGCTTGAGTAAACTCACAAGGGTTTGCACACTCAGATGGATTGGCAAGTATCTCAGACGATGCAAACCCATCTTCACCGTTCAATACCGGCTTTCCGTCAATATAATAGATGGCATGCCATTGATCGTGAGCAGATTCCATCTTCCAAGGCACAAGGTCTGGGTGCAGGACATGGCTAGGACATCCTTCGTACTGGTTCTTGCCAGGGATTGAATCCTCCCACCGTTCGCAGTAAAAGGTCGAATCCTCTTTTGCGGTGACATGAGCGCATGTGCGGCAATTGACCTCCAGCGTCATCTTGGATTTGTGGCAGAACTCATGCGCTGGGCAAAATTTACACTCGTACCAAGTTGGATCCGTTGTGATTGGTGGAGGCAGTCGATCGCTCATGGTGATGCGGTGAGCCTTTTCCACCAGCTTCTCGGCGAAGTCCTTGTCCAAACGAATGCGCTCCGTATAGATGCGGTCATCATCCTTGCACACGGCTAGATAAAAGCCTCGGTCAATTTTTAAGCCAAGCATGTAAACTTGCATCTGCGCGTAGTGCAACGGCTTAGACTTTTGTAGCCCAGACTTCTCCAAGTCATCAAAAGATTTCTTTGAGTGCGTCTTAAACTCGGCTACATGCTTCTTATTACTTTCAGAAAGTCCGCTGTAAATAATCCCATCAACCGATCCGCTAAAGTGCTTGCCGAAATCTACTTTGTCCTGAGTTGACCGAATGTCTACACCGATGGAGCGCAGATCTTTAATGATTTGCGTTTCCTCAAGCTGACCTCGGCGAAATAGTCTAAGCAGCCGGCCTTCAAACTTTTCAATTACAGCCCACCGAAAAGAAAGCCATAGATAGCGCTCACACTTATGACCAATGAGGCTACCGCCAAGATGAAAACGAGGAGGTTCTTGTCGTGATTCATGATATTTGTCTATCAGAGTGACCGTGTTTTCAATCATAGCCATCCGAATACGCTCCAGCCAATGTTAAATATTTCCCATATGCCACGGCATGTAAGGCCGAGAAGCACCAAGCTGATTGGCAACATGATTAAGGATTTGACTTGTTTGTTCATGATAGTCTCCGTAATAAGCGGCGAGGCCGAAGCCCCGCCAGTTAGTAATTACTTCTTAGCCCAAGGTGGCGATGCCTTACCTGTTACACCAGCAGGCTCTTTTGCAACTGATGCTGACGGCAATACTGCGCCATCAATAGCCTTATAGCCTCTTACATCGTTGGTTGGATCGTAACCATCTTGCTTGCGGATAGTTACCTTGGCTTGGAGCCTGCCACCGATGAGCTGGTCAGTGTCATCCACTCTAGTCAGGCCAATTGCGCGCATGATAGAACCAAGCTGCTGGCGACCAATGTTTTCAGCCTCTGGAGACTTGTTCTTGATGTTGACAATACTAAATACCACCCGCCCCTGATGCGTTGGGCCGGTTACATCGTAGCGAATGCTAATGTATTGCCCAGTGCCATCTTTCGTCGGCTTGATCTCTGCCTTGGATATGACGACATCATACCAACCTTCAGGAATTGGATCGTAGTTGTTTTCTTGCTCTGGCAGTGCGTTAATATCAAATGCTTCGTCTAGTAAAGCCATGTTGTTACTCCTTAGTAATGGTAAAAGATGGGCGACCTGGCGTGGTCGTTATTGCATCAAGTAATGGTTCTGTGATTGCAGAATCGCTTGCTTTCCAGATGGATGAGTTAATCTCAGCCTTCCAGCGGAACAGAGTTGAAAGATGGTCTGTTAGCCCGTTTTCAGCGGCAAGTTGTTGGAGCTTGTCTGTATCGACACGCCGGTTCATGCGACCAACAATCTTGATTGCATAGTCACCATCCTTGCGGTTTTCAGTACCATCTAAACCTTCGCTAATATCTAGCAAGCTCATAATAGTATCTTCAACCTCACGGCGTTCCTCTGTAGCCTTGCGCTCGGCTTCCTTTAGTTCAATCCAAAGGTCTGATAGGCGGGAGAGTTCGGTCATGATGCACCTCCAATCTTCTTAATAATCTCACCCAAGTCAGGGGCTTCCCACTGCTCTAGCTTGCCAGAGCGATCCTTTGCAATCCATGAGCCGTCAGAATCACACATAAGCGCACGTTGCGTCACGCCATTGGCATCCTTTTCAACACGCAGCGCCAATACTTCATCAAAGAAGTAAGGAAGTTGTTGACCAGTTTTATTGCCAGGCATCGATGGGCTATACATTACCTTGCCCATTTCGTCTTGGGACTTATCCAACTTAGCTGAAAAGTAAACATGCTTGCCGGACAAATCACGGAAAATCCGAATGATGTCCTGCATCTGTTCTTGCATAGCACCGTATGCTTGGCGTGGGTCTTTAGTCGCCTTGCGTTCGTAGTTAAGCACTACTTCAGCAATCTCACTGATTGAATCCAAAGCCACAGATTCAAAAGCATCTGCCTCTTTTGATTCAGCCAACCATTTATAAGCCTCATGCAAATCGTCGATGCTGGCAATTTCAATATATGGTAAATGTGCATCCTTAATTGAAAGCAGCCCACCTTCAGCAGACAACACAACTGGTGTTGGCAAGGTTGGAATCAGACTTGTTTTGCCTGCTCCGGCAGCTCCGTAAACTAACAATTTAACGCCGTTTCCATGCAGGTCGTGCGTGTTTTTTAGACTAATAGCCATTAGATTTCTCCTAGTAATCTTTCTCAGTCTGAAACATTCATGTCGAGAAAGTGTTGACACAGTAACATTTCTTGTTTTAGGATGTCAACACTAATTCACAAAACGGAGAGAAAAAATGCTAATGATCCCAACAATGGCTGATATGCGTAAGCACATGGCGGCTGAAGAAGCCAAGTTTCAAAAGGCTAAAAACAAGATGCTGATGCAGCTTGCAGACGATGCCAGGTCATATACAGTCAACTGGAGCGTTGTAATTGACGACATCGCAGCAGAAGGTTATTCCAAAACTGAAATCAGTATGGCACTTGGCATGAGTTATACATGGGCAAGCTCTATTGTGCTGAAAGGCATCAGGAAAATTGACTATCCAGTTGGCAGGGCTTTGAAGCAAATGCACAAAAAAGTATGCCCTGATATTCATAAAGAAAGGTTTTACCATGAGTGACACACAAACATTTCTGATTGCAGTAGCAGCCATTATGTGCGTAGCGCTCGCTGGAACGCGCATTGTTGATTTTGTTAAAGGGCCGACCGTGCAGGCATGCAGCATTACGTTTTCGGATGCCACTGGCAATCGGCATGTGTTTATTGGGCAAGGGGAGGTTTGGTGATGAACGATTTATCTCACACGGTGTTTGTTTACAGGCACAAATTAACTGGTGCAATAGAAACCGAGTATTTAGATAAAGCGTTGCGTTTTGAAGATGATGAAAACTTTGAACATATCGCTACAATAAATCCGAGAATGTGGATAGAAGCGCATTACGAAACAATTGAGGGGGTAAAAAATGACTGAACACAAACACGCAGAAGAATTAAGAGCTATTGCTGACGGGAAAGAGGTTGAAGGATATTTTTTTGGCATTTGGAAGGAAGCCAACGATGAATTCAACCCACTAAATTTCCCAAACACCGTGTGGCGCATCAAACCACAAGTGCTGCGGTATCGGGTGGCGTTGATGGGCAGTAAAAGTGCTAGATGGCTAACCATGATAGTCGATTCAACATATAACATTGAAACGCACGATAATTTCATCGAATGGATACACGACGACTGGCAAGAAGTGGAGATAAATTGATGAAAACCTCGCTGAATAAAATCAGAGAACATAGCCCATGTGCTGCCGGTTGGGGAAAGCTGCTCAAACGCTTGGGCAAAACTCAAGCCGACGATGAAGAGCTAAGCCTGCTAACTATCTTAGAATCAAACGGATTAGATGATGCCTTGTGGTGCATTCGAGCAGTAGATAACTGTAATAGAGATGCCCGTTTATACGCAGTATGGTGTGCTAGGCAAGTACAGCACTTTATGACAGACCAGAGAAGCCTAGATGCTCTTGATGTTGCAGAGAGGTATGCCAATGGGCAAGCTACAGACAGGGAACTTGCTGCTGCATGTGCTTCTGCTTGGGATGCTGCTGCATGGGATGCTGCTAGGGATGCTGCTGCATGGGCTGCTGCTAGGGATGCTGCTTGGGCTAGGGCTTCTGCTAGGGATGCTGCATGTGCTTCTGCTAGGGATGCTGCTGCATGGGCTGCTGCTAGGGATGCTGCTTGGGCTAGGGCTTCTGCTAGGGATGCTGCATGGGATGCTGCTAGGGATGCTGCTGCATGGGCTGCTGCTAGGGATGCTGCTTGGGCTAGGGCTTCTGCTAGGGATGCTGCATGTGCTTCTGCTAGGGATGCTGCTGCATGGGCTGCTGCTAGGGATGCTCAAAAAAAGATGTTTATAAAAATGTGCAAAGGCGAAGCGCCTTGGCAAAAAGTGGAGGTGGAGTGATGGGTAATTTAGACGAACTTTTTAGTATATGGATGCTGCTAATTTTTTCGCTTCTTGGGTGGTGTTTTTGGCAAGGGATTTTCTTTTTAATATCGCTAATACAGATAAAAATATTGATAGGGAGCTAAACCATGACAGAACGTGAGGAATTCGAGCTGGTCGCTAAGGCTGCTGGGTATGAGTATGTTTGCAAAAAAGGTGATTTACATTTACTCAGGGATGAATACAAGCTCGTTGTTTGGAAACCCAAAACAGACGATGGTGACTGTCTGCGGCTGGCTGTAAATTTGGGGATTGACTTAGTGTTTTATGAAGAAGTGGTAAAGGCTTCTCAGTGGGAATTAAAAATCGCTGAGGATAAGATTTTTTCCGACCACCCCGACAAATACGCCGCTGTTCGTGCCGCCGTGTGGGATGTTGCGGTTGAGGTAGCTAAGAGGAGGATGGAGAAATGACAGATAAAGAAGCAATAAA